GTTGGCAGCACCAACCTTACGGCACTTAACTAAAGCACCAGATGCATATGCAGAAGGCCATACAGAATAACGAGACTTGACCTTATGGTAGCAGGCATCTTTCGTTCCACTGCCTTTACCTTTCTTGTCCTTTGCTTCGTTAACTTCCATTTCTTCCTTCCTTACTTTGCGGTCGGTTTTTACGTTGGTTGGTTTGGATGCACCAGACTTAGATTGTTGTCCGGGGTCTTCTCTTCTCTTTGCTGCCTGGGCGGCAACTCTTTCTTTCTTAGACATACTTGCACGCTTAGAAGAAGACACACACTTAGGGATGCCTTCACCAGGTTTGTCACTAGCACAGGAATCTCCTGTTACTACATTGACCCAACCTTTCTTACCATCTTTTGATTTGGACTTGCCAAACCAATCCCTAAGACCTTCTTCCTGAATCATGATTCGTATCTCCTTACTTATATATTATCGAAAAGATCGCTTCTCCAATCATAATGCTCTTTCTTGGTCTTCATAATAGCACCCTTACCGTGCTTCTTCTCAATCTCTGCTCTTACAATATCCATGGCAGATTTGCCTTTGCCATGCTTCTTCTCCATCTCTTTCTGTAAGGCAGTCTTACCAGAACCAAACTTATTGGTGTTATTTACAGGAGGTTTTTTGTAATTAGTATTACCACCAACACCACCACGCTCTAGACGGCGATCTTTCATCGCATCTGATGCTTCTTCATCAACAGTCTTTCTACGACCACCACTCATTGGTTGATCGTGCTGAACTGGTCTACCAGTTTTTTTCTTGGCAACCGCTCTCTTAGAACCATCAGGATTAACAAAGTCTGATGGATAAGTTGCTTCACTAACTTTTTCAGCACGCTTTGCACGCATCTTATCAACTTGTCTTCCGATCTTACCGCCAACTTTAGAACCAGCGATGCCACCGACGATATCACCTACAGGCAAAGGTCCATCAAGAACTCCACCAGCAATACCACCAGCGACTCCACCTACAACAGCACCAATCTTTTCTGCCTTACCGTCACCAACCATTTTCTTTTGGTTGCCTTGTTTTGCTGCAGTCTGTGCTTGTCTACCTTTAGCAATTGCTGCTTTCTCTCCTGCCTGAACTGCTCTACCACCTTTCTTACCGCCAACTTTAATACCCTGTCTGACCAGAGCACTGTATTCTTGTAAGGGTTGTGCCTTGACTACATCAACAGTCTCAATCTCAAGTGGTTTGTAATCTTCCACATCTTGGACAAGAATACCACCAGTGACTTCTTCACTGATCTTAGGAGAGATCTCAATCTTGTTTTTTCCTTTCATGATGTCGATTACTTTATCGACCTTCTTTTCTTTAGAAGTCTTTTCTTCGACTTCACTGAGGAATTCTTCTTTCATGGATTTACGGTACTCCTGTCTGCGTTTAAATCTGTCCTTAACACGTTGATCACGAGCAGAGGCAAGTTTTTCATTACGCTTTTCAATCTTGCGTTCCTTAGCATCTGCCTTCTTCTGAAGGTTTGCTGCCTTCATACGAGAAGGTGCTGAAGCAACTGCTTTCGCTCCTGCCTTTCCAACATTAAATCCAACTCTGGCAGCACCAACAGCACCCTTTGCAACATTACCAACAACTTTCTTGATGGCAGTGCCCTCTTTATCATCCTTGCTAACTGTCTCTAAGTTCTTTGGTCCAACTTGCTTTGCACGATCGAGACTCTTCTGTACTCCCTCTTTTTTCTTAGCAGCAATACCTTTTATCTTCTCTAACTTCTGCTTCTCAAGTGCGTCTCTCTTTTTCTTAGCAGCAATAACAGAAGAAGTTCCTGCTGAATCCTTTTTCTCTTGAGCAGCTGCTTTCTTGGCATCTGCAGATGCTTTCTCCCTCTCTTGCCTTCTTTTCTCTACAGCAGCATCATTTCTATTTTTACGATCCAAAGTTTTTTGACGTAAATCCAACTCCTTTGCACGGAGATCGAGTTTACGCTGCTTTGCTTGACTGACAGTCATCGTGTCGTCAAGTGCCTGCTGAATCGCTTTCTTCTTCTCAGGATTCATTTTGATTTATTGATTGCTTTACTGACTACCTTACGGCGATTCTTCAGATAACTATCTGACTTATCAACATCACCATCATTATCAATATCAGCGTCTTCCTGACCTACAGGGTCAAGTTTCTTTTCTTCTAAGTTAGACTTAAATTCTTTCCAGGACTTCATTTCCGCCAAAAAACAAGAGAGCTGGAATTATTTATATTACTTCTTACCTACCTTAACAACGTATCGCTTGTTAAATAATGCTCCTGGAGTCATACTTGCGACATATTTAAGGAACCCACTTGTACCTACTAAAGTATTTGGATGGTCTTTATCTCTCATAACCCTATCCATCTTAACTTCAGTGTACTCTTTGATATCACGCAACCAAGACTTAAACATAATACCGTTCTCAGTTACACAGATAATATAGTTAGTTCCACGACGGGTTACCTTACCAACCAAACCAGTATTTAAGTTCTCTACAATATCACCAATTCTAAAAAGTTGTCCTTTTAAATATGTTTCACGAAGTGCCAGAGGATCAAACTTAGGAGCAATCTTCCAGAGTTCCTCCTTGATATTCATTGACTTACGAACAGCATTAAACATTTCTTTCTTCTGAATTGTGTTCATCTTGTTGGGAACACCTTTCGAGAATGCGTTAAAATCATTTTCTGCTGCATGTGCTCTGAGTTTAGAAGCAGACATACCAGATACATCATCAGCATCTGGGTCACGAGCACCAGCAGATACTACGACGATATTATCAAAACTGTAAAGATCAGAACCATTATACTTCTGTGCCAGACCTTGGAACTCGGCAAGACGATCCTGTCCTACCATAATAGTTACGTTCTTATATCCAACACCATACTTTGCACCAAGTACATCAAAAATAGTTTTTGCGTTAGCATCATCAAAGATTGATTCCTCATAGTCAGGGAACATCTTTTTCATGTATCCAATCTTTGCTTTAGGATCAAGAGGATTCTTCTTCTTGTCCTGAGTTCTGCTTGGATAGATTGCAAGATCAGCACCATCTCTCTTTGCCTGAGTTGCTGCTGCCTTTAAAAGTTTTTCGTGTCCAATTGTAGGAGGATTAAATCTACCAAATACTACAACCACGTTTTCAGTATCAAGTACAGATTCTTCACCAGAAGGTGTTTCTGCTTGTGGTGCAGTCTGAGTAGATTGTTGTTGCTGTTGTTGTGCTACTGGTTTTTGTGCTCCAGAAGTTGCAGGTGCCTTAGCAGGTGTCTTTGCTGCTGGTTCTTTTCCTGCTGCTTTTGCTTTTTGTTTCTCTTCTTCTTCCTTTGCCTCACGACCGGAGAATATCTTTAATTCTTTACCGATAGTCTTTGCTTTAAACTTGCCCTGCTGATCGTACCATCCACCATGTCCATCACTTTTCAAACCCATTTTACGGGCTTTAGCAGCAACAGTTTCTCCAGCTTCAGAAAGGAACTGACTGAACTTTTTCATAATTCTGATAGGTTTCTTATGATACCAATATATTATATTTATCCAAAACGGAAAGGGTGGGATTTGAACCCACGGATGCTTTCACATCGCTGGTTTTCAAGACCAGTGCCATAAACCACTCGACCACCTTTCCATCGTGATATTATATCACGAAAGTGCGTTACCAGCAAGTCCTCCGATGATAGCACCAGGAAGTCCTCCACCTAATGCTGCACCTGCTGCAGCACCAGCTCCTGTTGCTAGTGATTTCTTAACTTTCTTCTTTCCACCGGTAACTGCGCCAACAGCACCACCAGCAAGTCCTGCACCTACTGGAGTTGCAAGTGTTCCGAGAGGGTTTGCAAATGCTCCAAGAATTTCAGTTACATATTCTTTTGCCATTGCATCATATGATTCTTTCTTAGTCTTTTTACCACGACCAATAAAAGCATCAAATTCTGCTTGCTGTCTCTTCTTACGCTCGGCAGAAGAAATGCCATAGTCATGACCAAAGTCTTGACCAGTAGCAGTAGTGCCTTCACGCTTTCTCTGTGCAGCAAGACGCTTTTCTCTTCTTGCTTGCATTGCTGCAAGTGAATCTGCCTCATCAACCTGCTCAACTTCCTCTTTATTCATCTTTGCCTTTGCTTTGGCAATTCTATCAAGGAATGCTTGCCCGCCTTTTTCTTTTTTAATTTCATCATCACTTCTGACTTTACCAACACCAGGTCCGCCAGATTCTTTATCTTTAATTCTTTGGAATCCTGCTTGCTGTGCAGATGCACCATATCCCTCCTTTTGATATTGAGGATGGTCATCCAGTTTCATACCACGTTTTTTCTCAAGACGTGCCTTACGCTCCGCAGTTCCTTTTTCAGGATCTACATCACGGACACCTTCCTTCATGTGGTCAGCAGCCTTATACATTGGAGTGCCGTCCTTCTTCTTCATACCTGCTTTAAAGTTCTGATATGCTTTGGTGTTAGCCTTTTTATCAGCATTAGTGACAGTGTACTGCTCGAAGTGAGGATTCTTCTGACCAGGAACCTTTTCCATTTCCTTGCGTGCTTTCTCGTTGTTCTCCTGACGCTTCTTCATATCTGTCTCAAGATAAGAATCATCTTTTTTCTTTTCAGATATTTGTGCGTATGCTTCAGCGAGATTCTGCAGATCTTGGCGGTTCATTGTCAGACAAAACTATTTCCTAGAAAGTATTTATAACTTTCCTCCGACAACACCTGAGTTAACAACTCGTGTATTCTCATCGAGAGTTTCATCTTGCAAACACATAAGATGCCAACGAGACATCTGAAGTACACTATCTCTAGTAGGACCAGTAAGGAAATGTGCTCCGTATGGTTTCTTCAGAATACTAACGAAAAGACCAAATCGTGTTTCCTTGATATAGAAAGCATCATCAATCCAAACAACATCATCTGGAATGTTTTTCTCGATAGTGCCACCCAGACTAGTTTCCAGAGTCGTCTTTTTCTTCGTCGTCTTTTTTGTTGAATCCAAAAGGTCCCTCCTTTTCGTCTAGTGCAAATTTAAGTGCGATACCGCCGACAGCTTCCATAACTTTCAGAATGTCTTCTGCTTTGGCATCTTCTCCAAGTTCTTTGGCAACATACCAGTACTTAGGCCAGAATGTTTCACCTGCTTTTTGATAGTCCTCAAGTGTTAGGATTTTCATTTTTGAGTTTCTCCTCCTTTAGAGTTTTCCAGTACAATTTGTAGTATCGTGATTTGATTCCCTCAACTGTATCCATGTCTTCTTTAAATCCCATATACTTAAGGTTTTGATATGATCCCTCAAGTTCATCGATTAAAATAAGAAGGTTCGTTGGAGTCACTGGGAATCCACCGAACTTGTAGTTGCGAGAATCTTTTCTAATCTCACGCTCAATCATCTTTGAGTGCTGCTTCGATAACTTCATCGAGAGCAGTAATTACAGTACGGATATCCTTAGTTCTTTCTGAAGGAAACTCGTAACTGTCTTGTGATGTGCTGCGGAACAATTGTTCTCGTGCTGCAGCAGCACAACGGATATCCAACTCTACTGTAACTTTCATTTTCCTACTCCATAGTCACCGCCTTCTTCGGCGTGTTTACGTTCAGTTTCATGCAATACTTTTAGTGCCTCAAGCATTTCAGGAGTTTCTTCCCACTCCCAAGTATCTCCCTTTGAGTTTTTCTTTGATTTCTTACTCATTTCCAACCTCCCTTTAGGACCCACTCATTGTGGTATTGGTTATTCCAATTTTTACTAATACCGTAGGATGGTTGAATCACTTGCTCAATGTACCTACGATTTTCTTTAGCGATATTTAGACTCTGCTGCTCTAGAGTTCTAACTCGTCCATCTATTTGTGAGGACCACCAGACAGCACCCGCACCTTGAACCAGCAGGAAAGATACGATAGCAAAGGGGATTTTGAAATCTTTCACAAGTCTCCCTCCGCACGATTCTCTGAATAGTATACATCAAATGCACCACCAGGATAACGCTTCTCAAGTTTCTTCACGTTGCGAGCAACAACATCATCAAAAGAAACCTCAAGTGCCATACATGCTTGAGCAACATACCACATCAGGTCACCAAGTTCGATAACCATATGCTCTTTGTTTTCAGGACTAAAAGGTTTGCCCTGAAAGATCATCTTCTTAATGATCTCAAGGAACTCACCACCTTCAGCATTGATACCAACACCAGCAGTCAAGAGACGTTCGATGTTTGCACCTTTCTCGTCAAGTTCTACCAGACGGTCAGAAAGAGCAAGGAAATCAGTCGATGCTTCTGAAGTCACAGCATTGACAAACTCTTGATACTTCTCAAAGTCAACAGATTTAGTCATAGTTTCTTTAAATTAGATTGTTGTATTTGTAGTTTTTGTCCGCCCACTTCGACGTAGGGTACTTCTTCCCAACTTCCACCAACACCGCCATCCATATTGACAACAATATCAGTTGTAGGAAGTTGCTTATCTTGAGAGACATCAACGATGTCTCCTGGAAGAGGAATGAATGTAAAGTAGTGCCCATCCCATCGACGATTTCTCATACCGATAAGATTGACTGCATCTCTTTCGATACCACAGTCGGCAATCTTCTCTCCTCTAGGATTGAATACAGAGTAGTAACCGTTCAAAACTTGAACCCCTCAAAAGATTTTTTGGGTTTGTCCTCGTTATTATACTCCTCTTCTTGTCCGCTGTCAAGAATATCATGCTGTGCAGACTGCTCACAATCATACAGTCTCATCTTGGCACGATCAATTCCGACAACAAATCTCTTGTTAACTGACAAATCATTATAACGATTCTTCAGTTGCTTCACCATAATTTGTCCCAACTGTTCGAGCTCATCTGTAGAAATAAGGGCAAACATAAGATCAGCAGTAGCAGGGAGACCAAAGGACTCACTAGTGTCAGTAAGCTCAACATCAGAGCTACCATAACCAGAACGAGTGGTCTGCGTGGCAGAAACGATAGGGACGTTTGCTTCGACAGCCAACCCTCTAAGCTCCTCAGCAATACTTTTGACAATTGTATATGAATTGACAGCGCCGCCTCCGCGATACCGAGAGGAAGCACATATATTAAGGTAATCAACGAAAATAATATCAGGTCTAAATGACTTCTTAAGTGCAAGTTCATTAAGAAGTGCCTTAAAGTGTCCACTGTGTGCAGATGCTGTAGGATATTCTTTAATTATAAGAGTGCCCTGAGTTTTTTGTGAAATGTTAGCAACCTTTGACTCAAACATCTGACGTGGCAAACTTGCAATCTCTTGGATATTGACGTTCAAAAGATTTGCGTCAATACGTTCTGCAATCTTTTCTTCTGCCATCTCCATTGTGATATACAGAACATTTTTATTCTGTAGCAAGCAAGAAGAGGCAACGTGACACATAAACAAAGACTTACCAACACCAGTGCCTGCAAGAGCAATGTTGAGAGACTTATTACAAAGTCCACCCTTTGTAATCTTGTTGAAGAAGTCCAAGTCGAAAGAAATCTTTTCCTCAGTCTGATGGTAGAAGTCGTATCGTTCTTCATAGTCATTCAGATAATCGTGTCCTACATGATTATCAAAAGAGACTGCAAGAGCATCAGATAGGATAGATGGAATAGCATCTGGTCCTTTCTTATCCTCATTACCATCTGCAATACTAATGGATTCTACAAGTGCCAAATAGATAGCACGATCGCGACACCACTTCTCTGCAGTATCAATCAACCATTGCTTATCGTTTGGCACATACTCCATATTATTGAGAGAGTCTACTGCTTGCTTGTAGATCTCATCACTCAAATCTGTTCTCTTCTCAATCTCAATCAGAAGAGCAGGAGTCGTGGGTAGACTATTATATTGCACAATAAACTTTGAGATCTCCTCAAAGATTACTTTCTCGCTGTAGTTCTCAAAGTATTCTGATCTAACAAATGGAAGAACCTTCCTGGAGAAGTCTTCATTGAAGACCAGATTCTGGATGACTGTAGATTCAATTCTTTCCATCACTTATAATGTAGATATGTACTCAGAATGTATTTGGGACATTCTTTCACTGGTTCACCACGATGTGGAAATAACCACAAGGGTGGGAAGACGACCAGTTTACCCCTCTTTGGTTCTATTGTCAAACCATCAAAAACAGTTCTGCCATCTTTGGGTACATCATTAAGATACCACATAAATGACAAAAACCTCTTTGCAGATGCATGATCTAATACATCTACATGAGTATCAAACATATCTTCCCCGTCAGGTTCATACCTTTTGATGCGAAATTGCTCAAAGGCATGTGATTCAGGGAAGACACGTTTGTCTGTAAATTCATAATAATCATCTCGATACTTAAGAGTTTCTCGTATCAAAAGATTATGTATGTCTGTATAATCTGCAGAGTTTGCTGTCAGATTAAACTGAGTGAATGAAGGTTTCTTTTTTTGGTCAAGTCGTTCATGCTTATCTGAATTATTATCAAAGATTTTAATGAGTGTCTCACAAGATTCTTTGCTTAGAACATCATCATAAACACGAACGAACTCATTAAGGCGAACCATAAGAGAACTCACCTCTGGCGATTACGTCCAGTTTCTCCATCACTTCAGGAGTGAAGTATTGTTCGGGGTCTTTGTAGATTGCTTTGGCATAGACTTTTTTACCGTCTATCTCATAACGACCTGCCACATTTTTCCACAGACCTCCCAATTCACCCAACTCAAGAAGACCAAAATATCGATCGAGACCACGCTCATCGTAATAAAGACGCACCGTAACATCTTTGTTCTCCTTACTCAGACGCGACTTGTGAGTCTTAGCTTTGATAAGATTTCCGACCACTTCTGTTCCATCCTTTTCTTTTTTCTTGCTGAGATAGATGATTGTAGACGCTGCGTACTTGAGGCCACTGCCTCCTCCCATTTCTTTCGTAGGGACATAAGAACCGATGACATCGTAGGTGTGGTTTGTTACTAGGAGTGGAATGTTTGCTTGTCCCAGTTTCAGAGTGAGCATACGGAATGCACCTTTGACCAGTTGAGATTTGGTCATGTCTCGGACTTGTTTTTCGTCCAGAGCATCCTTAATCTCTTTCTCTGTGGACAGCATACCAAGAGAGTCTAACACAAACATACAGGGTTTGCGATC